GAACTAAGAGATGAATGTAAGTATGGTCCAAAATATTGGGATACATATTCTTTACCAATTAATTTGTCATCAGTGGCAATGTCAAATCCTCATTATCATATGAATAGTCCTCACCCAGCAAATGAGGAAAAAGATCATGAGTATTCAATGGCTCGCTCTGAACTCTCAACAATTATTTCTGCAGCAAAGCGTCTAAAGAAAAAAATGAAGGGTGAGGGAAGCATTGAGGCATGGGTACAATCAAAAATTACTAAAGCGGCAGATTATATTGATACCGCAGCAGATTATGTTGAAAGTGGTGAGCATAATGTTGAAGAAGCAAAAAAATGTTGGTCAGGATATGAGAAAAAAGGAACACAAAAACTATTTGGAAAAACTTATAATCGTTGCGTAAAAAAGGAGCAATTTTCAAACTGGAGAGAAGAACTTTCTGAAGATTGGCAATCAGTAAATCGCAAAGATAAAACTGATGGTCTTAGTCAGAAAGCGGTAAATGCTTATCGTCGTGAGAATCCAGGTTCAAAACTTCAGACTGCTGTAACTGAGAAAAAACCAAAGGGTAAAAGAGCAAAGCGTCGTAAAAACTTTTGTAGTCGTATGTCAGGAATGAAAGCAAAATTGACTTCCGCTAAGACTGCTAGAGACCCAGATTCAAGAATCAACAAAGCCCTCCGTCGTTGGAACTGTAACTAAAATGAAATCTTTTCAACAATTCTTATCAGAAAGCATCAATATCGCTGGAGATTTCAATGGAAATCTTTATATGAATGGTGAATCTCAACCAGAGCAAGCAACCGAATCTTTTCTTGCTGATGTAGTTTGGGAAGGAAAACTATATCGCATTGAAGTTGAAGGTAAGATGATGAACAAAAACGCTCTCACAGAACAACTTCAGGGTGAATATCCTGGAGCAATTGTTCATAACATTTACCCATCACAATCACAAAGTTCTTTAAGAATTAAAAATACGCAAAGATATCAACCAGAAAGACTAACTTGGACTGATTAATTATGGCACAATGGAATAAGAAAACACAGGACTTCCTAGATCAAGAAAGAAGTCTCTTTGAGGTCTTTAATATTGCGGATCACTGGGGAAACCAGACAGACTGGAGACCTCAATTTACTGGTAATAATAGACTTAAAGTTGCTCCGTTCCAAACAGTATTCTTCAACACCTTCCAGTATGGTAAAGAGACTGATGTTTGGGATGAGAGAATCGTTGGAGTTGGAACTGCAACATTTAATGTAAATGCCAGTAATGTTGTAATGCAAGTTGGATCTACTGCTGGAAGTAAAGTTGTCCGCCAAACCAAGAATGTGATGAGATACATTCCTGGTAGATCTTCAACTCTTGCGTTTACAATTCGTTTAGAAACACCACAGGTAGGTATTCGTAGAAGATTTGGATTGTTTGATGACAATAATGGTGTTTTCTTTGAGGATAATGGAGGAACATACTCGTATGTAATTCGCAGCAGTGTAACTGGAATTGTTACAGAAACCAGAGTATTCAGAGATGAATGGAATGGTGAAAAGTTTGATGGTAATGGGTGGACTGGAGTAACCGCAGATCCAACAAAACAACAAATGATTTCTATCAATTATGAATGGTATGGTGCAGGTATAATTCAATTTGCTTGGTTAATGAAGAATGAGACTGTTGCATCTCATACTTTTGATAATGCAAATACCAATCCAGGAGTTTGGTGTTCTACACCATTCCTCCCCATTCGTATTGAGATTGAGAATGTAACTGGTGTTGCAGGAACTCATTACATCTATCAAGGTTCTAATTCTCTTATTCAGGAAGGAGAACCAGAGAAACTTGGAACTCTTTTGAGCATATCAAATCCCATCACAGGGACAACGATGCCATCCGCAAATACATATTATCCAATTATAAGTCTTCGTCTAAAGTCTAGTAATTTAGGTGCGGTGATGCTTTTGAGATCATTACAAGCAGCAACGGATGATAATACAAATGTTTATTGGCAACTTCTACAAAATGCAACACTGACTGGGGGAACTTGGGTAAATCATCCCGATCCAAACTCTTTTATGCAGTATAATATCACTCAAACTGCAGTATCTGGTGGAGATGATCTTTTGAGTGGTTTTGTAATTAATGGCAGTGGTGCGTTAGTTGATCTTGATATTAAAGCAGCACTTCAGTTAGGTAGAAGTGGCATTGGAACAATTAGTGACACTTATACTCTTGTTTGTGCAAGTCCAAACACCAACAAAAAAGCACTTGCAGTATTGAATTGGATTGAACAAAGGTAATTTTTTATGAGTGAAGTCTATTTGGGGAACCCAAACCTTAAGAAGGCAAATACACAAATTGAGTTTACAGAAGAACAAATTATTGAGTTCTTAAAGTGTAAAGAAGATCCTGTATATTTTGCAAAAAATTATATTAAAATCGTTTCTCTGGATCACGGTCTTGTTCCTTTTGAGATGTATCCATTTCAAGAGAAACTTGTAAAGAACTTCCACGAGAATAGATTTAATATTTGTAAGATGCCTCGCCAGACGGGTAAATCTACGACTTGTGTTTCATATTTGTTACATTATGCTGTATTCAACGACAATGTTAATATAGCTATTCTAGCAAACAAAGCATCCACGGCAAGAGACCTTCTCGGAAGACTACAACTTGCTTATGAGAATCTACCTAAATGGATGCAGCAAGGTATTATATCGTGGAACAAAGGATCTTTAGAACTGGAAAATGGCTCCAAAATTTCATCTAACTCTACTTCATCATCTGCTGTCCGAGGCGGATCCTATAATGTCATCTTTCTTGACGAGTTCGCTTTCATCCCGAATCACATTGCTGATGACTTCTTTGCCTCTGTTTATCCTACTATTTCTTCTGGACAAAGCACGAAGGTAATTATCGTTTCTACACCACGCGGTATGAATCACTTCTACCGTATGTGGCATGACTCTGAGAGGGGCAAGAACGAATATGTCCCCACAGATGTTCATTGGTCTGAAGTTCCTGGAAGAGACGAATACTGGAAGCAACAAACAATCGCAAACACTTCAGAACAACAGTTTAAGGTTGAGTTTGAATGTGAATTCTTAGGATCTGTCAATACACTGATCAATCCTTCAAAATTAAGAAATCTTGTTTATGAAGATCCAATCAAACGAAATGCTGGTCTTGACATATATGAGCAACCTAAAGAGGAGAATAATTATCTAATCACAGTTGACGTTGCTCGTGGATTGGGTAATGACTATTCGGCATTTATTGTCTTTGATATTACCGAGTTCCCGTATAAAGTCGTTGCCAAATATAGGAATAATGAAATCAAACCAATGCTATTTCCAAGTGTAATTCACGAAGTAGCAAAAGGATATAATGATGCTTGGTTATTAATTGAGGTTAATGATATTGGAGATCAAGTCGCAAGCATTCTTCACTTTGATCTTGAGTATGATAATGTTCTGATGTGTGCGATGAGAGGTCGTGCTGGACAGATTGTAGGTTCTGGATTCAGTGGAAAGAAATCTCAACTCGGTGTAAGAATGACCGCAGCAGTTAAAAAGTTGGGATGTTCTAACCTAAAGACTTTATTAGAAGATGATAAGTTATTAACTGTAGATTATGAGATCATATCAGAGTTAACAACCTTTGCTCAGAGACATAATTCTTTTGAAGCAGAAGAAGGTTGTAATGATGACCTAGCAATGTGCCTTGTAATTTTCTCTTGGTTGGTAGCTCAGGACTATTTCAAAGAAATGACGGACAATGATGTTCGTAAGAGAATTTACGAAGAGCAAAAAAATCAGATTGAACAAGATATGTCACCATTTGGATTTATTCAAACTGGTTTGGAGGAGGCAGATAGTTTTGTTGATAGTGATGGAGATAGATGGCACCTAGATGAGTATGGAGATCGCTCATATATGTGGGATTATCTCTAATGGATTTTGATGATCAGATAGAATTAGAACATATATTATTCTCTGATAGAAAATGTAGAGTATGTGGTAAAGTTAAAAACTTAATTAGTGATTTTTATTTGACTCGTAAAGGTAGAGCAGTTTTTCTTTCCGCATATTCTTATGAGTGTAAGGACTGTACTAAAGTAAGAATTTTAAGTAGAAGAAGAAAGATAAAAGAAGGAAAACCTTTTCTTGAATGGGAATATCCTGACTGGTAGATTGTTCACGCACCATTTCCCCATTTAAAATAACCTTTTTAATAAATATTTCTAGAATAATTCTGAACTAGACGGAGAATTAAGATGCCGCTAAATTTAGCATCTCCTGGAATTGTAGTAAGAGAAGTTGATTTAACAGTTGGTAGAATTGACCCAACCTCCGATGCTGTTGGGGCAATTGTAGCGCCTTTCGCAAAAGGTCCTGTAGACCTACCTATTTTAGTAGAGAATGAGGCAGACTTACTTCAAAATTTTGGAGAGCCTTATCCAACAGACAAGCATTATGAGCATTGGATGGTTGCTTCTTCATATCTTGCTTATGGTGGATCATTAAGAGTTGTAAGATCTGATGATACAGACCTAAAAAATGGATTTGCTGGAGCAGCATCTAGCATCAAAATCAAGAGTCTGGACGATTATAACAATCTTGGTTACGATGAAAATACCATTAGTGGTGTAACAGTAGCAGCAAGAGATCCTGGATCTTGGGCAAACGGTGTCAAAGTTGCTTTAATTGATGCCAAAGCAGATCAGATTCTTGTTGGAGTATCAACCAGTGCTGGTTTACCAAACATTCAAGTTGGTTATGGTGTAACACAGGCAATCAGTTCAACTCTACCTGGTGCTGGAACAACCTCAACACTTGATGGTTATCTAAAAGGTGTCATCACGCAAATTAGTGGTACTAACGCATACGTAAAGGTTCTTTCTCATGTATCAGCAGCAGGAACTGAAACTACAGTAGATTATCAACCATCTGGAGTTTATGCTTTCTCTGGATCTGGTTCTGTTGCGATTCACACCAACGGACAATCAACTGCTGCTGGAACAACCTCATATACTGCTCAGCAAGATTGGTTTGATCAACAATCAATCGCACTTTCAAACAACACCACGATTGCTTGGAACACAATTGCCGACAGACCTTCCACATCATCATTCGCAGCAGCAAGAAACGCAAGATTTGATGAAGTTCATGTTGTTGTAATTGATGACAAAGGAACTGTAAGTGGAAATGCTGGAACAATTCTTGAGAAGCATTTGAGTCTTTCAAAGGCATCAGATGCTGAATTCTCTGTAGGATCACCATCTTATTGGAGAAAGTATCTCGCATCAAACTCACAGTACATCTTTGGTGGTTCTCAACCAACAGGTATTGTAACCACTGGATTTAGTTCAGGGTTCACACTTACTACAGACAGTGGATGGGATCAAGATACGGATTCAATTATTTTTGGAGCGACTGGGGCAAATACCCTCACTCTTGCTGGTGGTAAAAACTATAATGGTGGTACTGATATTACAGTCAGTGGATCACTAACCTCAACTATTGGTAATCTTTCAACTGGATATGATCTCTTTGCTAATAGTGAAGAGTATGAAGTTGATTTCCTCTTAATGGGATCGGCAAATTATGTCAAAGAAAGTGCTCAGTCACTTGCTAATAAACTAATCTCAGTTGCTGAAGAAAGAAAGGACGCAGTTG